CAACTCGGCCAGTTCCAGCGAAAGCAGTTCCTCGTCCCACCCGGCGTCCAGTGCCAGTCGGTTGTCGGAAATCACGTAGGCGCGCTTCTGGGTGGGCGACAGGTGAGCCAGTTCGATCACCGGCACCTCGGTCAGCTGCAATTTGCGCGCGGCCGCCAGCCGACCGTGGCCGGCAATGATGCCGTGGGCGCCGTCGACGAGGATGGGCGAAGTCCAGCCAAATTCGACGATGCTGGCCGCCAGCTTGGCGATCTGCGCCTCGGAATGGGTGCGCGGATTGCGGGCGAAAGGGATCAGCGTCTCGATCTTGCGATACTCGACGCGCAGTTGTTTGGTCATTGGAAAACGAAGTTTCGGTGAAGGCTCATGCGGCGTAGCCGCGTGATGCCGGAGCCAAAGCAATAACCCGCCACATGGGCGGGTCGGAAATGGGGTGGTAACTCGGTTCAGGTGGTAACCAGGGTGGTAACTGGTAACCCTGGTAACCTCGTTTCGGGATCGGACGCTAGCGAAATGCCGCGCTCGCGCCCCCCGCATGGGATTTTTGACAGGAAGTACCCGTCGAATTTTCTGACCGGAAGCGATGCAGGCGTCACACCCACACCGCTCGCCAGATCATAGCGGCCATCCTATCAAAATCCGGCCTTTGTGTTGCATGCCGGATTCATCCCGAAATGCCCGCAAGCCCGAAACCACGGACATTCACGGCACGCATTGCCCTACTTGACCCTCCAGTTTGGAAGCATGGTCGGCGGCTGCCGTCTGACGGTCATTCAGGTGGTCGGCCACGCGCTGCAATGCCTTTTGCCACCGCCGCCAGGCAGTCGTGCGGTCGCGCCCGAGGCGGCGGCAGATGAACTTCCACTCGTAGTGCTTGGCACGCATCCAGATCAAATGCCGCTGCTCCACCTCCAGCCACTGCATCCAGCGCATCGTCTCCAGCATCCGGTCGACGGCCTCCGGAGTGGGAGGCAATGGCCGGTACTCGTAATCCTTGTCGTCGAAACCTTCCCATGCATCACGAACGAAGGCTGGCCAGACGTTGAAGTAGCCCTGCACCCTGACCCGGGGCAGTCGCCGTCCCGTCTCGGCTGCCTCGGCAAACCGGGCCGCCACGTCGTCGATCGTCCATTCAGTCATGGCGCTTCCCTCCGTACAGGCGTTCTCCAAGTCGGCGCACGAACTCGCGCTCGACGAAGTCCAGCCGCGTGTCCTCTTCGGACACAACGAGAATGTGTTGCTCGCGCCAGCCCTGGCGCTTGATGTCCTCAGGGTCGGCGCGCTCGTCGAACCGGTCCAGCGGACAGCGATAACGGTAGGCGGGAATCTTCATTTCACCCCTCCCTTGAGTGCCCAAGAAGGCCGGAAGCCCGAAGGTAGAAGATCGACCTTACTGCCTCCGCCTTCATCGAGGTGCGCCTGCATCAACGATTCACGGCGTGCGTGAAAGGCCGCTGTGATCTGCCCGGCCACGTCGGCCCATGCCTGCCGATTGATTGCTTGCCGTTGGGCACGGCTCAAACGAGCAGGCACGGCAATCATCGAGGTCGGCAACGCCTGCTGAAGCTGGCGCAATTGCTGCTCGCACTCGATGAAGTAACGTCGGATCTGTCTGCCCTGGGGTGTGCGTTCGACCATCGCCAGTTCCTTGGCCATATCGAGGGTGAGGAAATAGTCGATACGCTTGCCACGATTTCCCGCTCCCCGAATTGGGGGAGCGGCTATCAGCATGAAATCCTCACCCTCGACAAAACCGAATTCCTCAACGCGTTCTTTGATCCAAGTTGAGAAATCGCGCCCCACTTCAAGGAATTGATGCAGCAAACGGGCATCAACGACCTGTGCTGGACGACCAGAGATGGTTGAGTTTGTGACCGGGATCATGACAGTGTTACTCAAAGTACACCTCCATGCTGTCTCAATGCATAGTCCAGCAACGCCAGGGCATCGGCTTCGTTGTCGTCGGCAGGGTCAAAGCCCCGGGCACGCATTGCGGCGATGACTTCGTCCTTGCTTGCATTGCCGCGCCCTGTGGCGTGCTTCTTGATCGTCCCCACCGGCACACCTTGGTACGGGATCTGACGGTGCTCGCACCACGCCGTGAGCGTGGCCAGGAACCCGCCGTAGGCGTGCGCAGCATCCACGCCAACGTGGCGTCGCACCTCCTCGAAGTACAAAAACTGAATTTCAGAAACCGATTCCTGAACTTCAGAAATCCAGCGACGGAAGCGCAGATAACGCATGCCGCCGCCTTCGAAGCGCTGCGGCCGGAAGCTCTCGGAGCCGCTGGTGATGTGGCCGTCGCTGCCGCGCAACGCCCAGCCAGTTGTCGTGCCCAAGTCCAGGGCGAGAATGGTGTTCGTCATTGTCATTGCTCCATTTCTTGCTTGGCGAGTGACGGATGTGACGGGTTCTGCGGAAAGTATCCATAACGTGTGCGCACGCGCACGCGTGAGAGGTAAACCAGCAAACCTGTCAAATCCGTCACTCGCCCGGATTGATCAGTCATCGCGATAGGGGTAGCCATGGCCATGGGGCTTGGGTCTGAGGGTGATTCCCGCGATGCCGCGAGCGCCTCCGGTCAGCCGGCATTTCTCGAACTTGCGGGTTGCCATCAGCTCGGAAAACCGCTTGATCGAGCCCACGTATTCGCCAGCACGCTCGGCCCATTCGCGCCAATCGGCAAACAGCTCGGATACGCCTTCACGATGGGTGTTGGCGAGCAGGCAGCGCTCCTCGATCCACTGGCCGATGGCATCCTCGGCCTCGAAGTACTCCTCAGTCGCCGCTTGCACACAAGCCGGCGGATTCAGCCCTTCGCGCTGCCACGCGAGACAACCGGCCACGGCCCACGCCAGAATCCCGTCGCGCTCGGCGAGCAGTTTTTCGGTCAGGCGGCCGTCGCGTTTCTCGGGCGGAATCGTCACCGTGAACGGGATCAGGTGCATCCGCCGCTTCATTGCCTCGTCGATGTTGCGGATGGCGGGCTTGTGGTTGCCGACGATGACCGGCTTGAAGTGCGGAAAGAACTCGAAGAAGTCCTGGCGCATGAAGCGTGCGGAAATCTTGTCGCCGCCGGTAATGGCCTTGACCTTGGATTCGTTCCAGCGCCGTCCCTGCTCGGTCTCGATGGCCGTGACGAAGCGTGCGCCGCGCAGGCCCGCCAGATCGGTCGGGTGGCGGTCGCCACGTGCCTCGACGAAGGTATCCATCGGCGCGGTGGCTGCGTAGTCGCCCAGAATGGTGCTGATCACGTTGGCGAATACGCTTTTGCCGTTGGCCCCGGTGCCATAGAGGAAGAACAGCGCGTGCGCACTGGTCACCCCGGTTAGGCAGTAGCCGACCATGCGCTGCAGGTAGGACTGCAGCTCGACGTCGCCGCCGGTGATGTCGGCCAGGAAGGACGTCCATTTCGGACACTCGCCCCGAGGTGTCGCCGTGGTGATCTTGGTCATCCGGTCGGCCCGCTCATGGGGGCGTTGCCTGCCGGTCTTGAGATCGACCACGCCGCCGGGTGTGTTGAGCAACCACGGATCGGCATCCCACTCATCGGTAGTCGCGGCGTGCCGGCGATCAGCCCGCGCCAGCCGTTCCACGCCCCCGACTGTTCCAGCGCTGGCCAGCTTGGCGGCGACCTTGGGGTTGTCGGCACGGACGGCGGCGTGGCGACAGACGCTGCGGATCAGATCGGTGGCGGCCAGCGTGTCCTCCGTGCGCCAACGATTGCCATCCCACACCAGCCAGCGCCCCCAGCCGGCAACGTAACGCCAGTCACGGTGGTAGCGCCGGGTGAAGGTCAGTGCCAGGGCATCCTCCGTACCCCAGACAGATTCGTCGCTGCCGACCACCGGCTCCTCGGCGTCGGCCACGTCGTTTATCTGCAGGCGTGGGCCATGGGCGAGGAAGGCGGCAACGTCAAAACCCTCGGCAATCGCATCGGCCACATCCCAGCCGTCCGCCGCCTCCTCGGGCGGGTACAGGATGAAGCACGACTTCGCACCCGCCGACAGGATGGCTTGTGCCGCCTGTGTCGCGTACTCCCAGCCCGGCTTGTCACGGTCGGGCCAGATCAGCACGGATTTGCCTGCCAACGGCGACCAGTCGGTCTTCTCGACCGGGGCGTTCGCGCCGTGCATCGCGGTGGTCGCCACGATGCCGGCATCGATCAAGGCCTGCGCGCACTTCTCGCCCTCGACCAGAACGACTTGGGCAGCATCCTTCATCCCCGGCTGGTTGTAGAGCGGGCGCGGGTCGGGCGGTGCCATCTTGCGCCGCTTCGCATCCCACGGCCGGAACTGCTTCTTTTGCCCTGGTGGGTCGTAGCGGTAGACCACCGCTACCAGGTGCCCACTGGCATCCAGGTAGTCCCACTTGGCCGTGGCCGGGCCCAGATCATCGACCGGGGCTTCCTTCTTGGCTTTGCGTGACGGCGCTAACCTGGCCCGTCCAAGCAAGTCGGTGGATTGTTCCAGCACTCGATGGAAGTCGGCGTGGACATCGATGCCGAAATGCCCGCCGATCAGTGTGAAGATGTCGCCGCCGTCACCGGTAGCGCGATCCGTCCATAGCCCCGCCTTCTCGCCATCGAGTACCACCTCGAGGCTGTCGCCCGGACTGCCCAGTGCGTCGCCGATGAGGAATTTGCCATTGCGCTTTTTCCCTGCCGGGAACATCGTGGCCAGCACCGACTCCAGGCGTACGAGCAGTTCTGCTCGAATCTCGTCGCGATCTGATTCCCGGCTGTGCTCCTCAGTTTGAGTCGTGTTGTTGAAGTCGATCATTCGGCCTCCTCGACGGGTGCGGCAGAATCCTGGGTATCCCGATCTTGGACGGCTGCGCTGCGCGCGGCCCAAGCGGAGAGTTCGGACAGGCGATAGCGCACGAGGCCGCCCATCAAATAGTGCGGAATCCGATACTTGGTGCGCATCGCATGGTCGGCGAACCAGTAGTACGGCAGGCGTAGTGCGGCGGCCGCCTGCTTGGCATCGATCATCGGCTCGATGCCTTTCTCGGATGTATTGTTGTCAGTCATGATTGCATCCTCCAGCAGCGGTCCTGCCAGGCACACATCCGGCATTCGAAATGGGTTGGGTCATTGAAAGCGCGCGGCAGGAGTTCTCCTGCCTCGGTTGCCGTGATGACCTTCACCGCCCGATCCGACATGCGCTGGGCCAGGGCTGCGTCAAAGGGCACGAGCTCGGTGTAGATCTCCATCGTGTCGGCGTTGAGCGCCGTGAAGATCGCCGGGTGCTCGTGCAGTTCGAGATAGGCTTGGTAAATCGCCACTTGCGCGGCGTAGATGGGCTTGGACGTGGCCAGCCCTTTTTTCTCCAGATCACTCCAGGACTTGTTGCCCAAGGCTTTGCACTCCCAGAGCGCGGGATAGGCGAAGCCATCAGGGCCTCTGACGATGACGCCGTCGATATGCCCCTGCAGGCGGCCGTCTGCCACCGAGAAACCAAACTGCTCGCCATCAGCCTTGCGGGTGCGCAGGTCGAAGCCTGCCCCCCGCAGCCACACGACCATGCAGTCCTCCATGACATGGCCGCGCTCGAAGATGCGCAGCATTCGGCCTTCGGCCTCGCGCCCATGATCGGCGGGGGCCTGAGCAAATTCGTACTGCAACGCCCGCTCGCAGGCCACGCCGAGACGCGAGGCCCCAAGGTACTGGCGTTCGGACTGGCGGGCGCGGGTCTGCTGCATTCCCGCGTCGACCAAGGCGGCGACCTGGCCAGAAATGCT